GAATCTTTCGTATAGCGACTCACCAACGATAACAACATCGTCACCAAGTACGCAATACTCCCCTTTTTCGGATCGGGGTAGCTCGCTCTGGATATTCTCCAGCAGCCAGTGCATCGAAAGGGCGAAGGCAGGAAAACTTGCCCCCAGACCCATCGGTTGACCCGTACGATAGGTCATCGATCTTAGTCCGGATTCGTCCCAACGTTGGAAGCGAGGATTTCTCCTTGCGACCAGACCCATTAATTCAGGGTCACGCGCTAGCCACTTCGACCTGCTCAAGGTGCAAAACAAGTCAAAGAGGTCTGCATAAGGGTATTGTCCCGGGATGTCCCTACCCAGACGGGATAGGGCATGCCTAGTGACTTCGAGGGGAAAGTTATTCGTTGCGTCACTCAGATCGACCGAGTGCGTCATGCGACCCTCCCTCAACCAGCCCTGAATTATAGGGCTGGAAGCCTCTTGACACTTGGTGAAATCCCTGTTTGTGAACATCCTTTCCAATCCTGTTGCTAGCAGTGCCTTCAAAGGTTCCAGCACCACCTGGTGGAGACGGTGAGGGTTCGCTACTGCACGGAGCTTGTAACCAGGTTCCTGGATGCAGCCTATCCTTCCTACCCCGATCTCCCTGCTCATCGGGTGATCGTAAATCGGTAGAGCGAACGAACCTCCTGTTACTTCCCGAAGTGGTTCAAGAGCCGCGTCATACAAGGGACGGAACTCTTTATAGATCCTCCGGTTATCCTCTGAGGACAGGAAGAGATCAAGCTGAGACCGAATATCGATCTCTCGGCAAGTCCCGACTCCTGCTGGAGCTCGTTTTGTCGCTGACCACACATAGTCCGTTATCTTCGACGGGCCAGCGTATGGTCTAAGGTAGGAGAAGTCACTATATGGTTCGAAATATTCGACCTTCCTGAAGACCTGGGATTTCGGCATGTTAACTGGAGCGCCCCCAGCGCAAACTACTAGCATGGAAGGATAGGGACTGTACCCCGCCTCTGTTAGCACGGTGTCCGGAGACACGAGATGGTAAGGATCACGCGAGTCATACCCAGAAATTGCGGTATCGGACTCCAATTGACAACGATACGTGGTCCTCTCATATTTCGGGACATCAACCTGAACTCCGGTGTAGCTGCCCCAGCGATGCTCAGTAGAAGTGGAGAACTTCTTCCACTGACTGGGGGTGACTCTCTCAGAGACGAATTGGGAGTACGCCATCATCGCATTCAAGGCACGGAACACAGACTTTGGTTTCACCTCTTCGCCACTGACTCCAATCCCCCTGAAGAGGATACCAAGGGGACCAACAGGGACCCCTCTCCGGCTTTTAATCCAAGAGAGGGTATAGCGCTC